TTTAATTCCGTTCCTTTAATTCATTTTCCCGGTCAATAAGTATCTGTTTCCGGTACCCTGCAAGGATCGATTTTGAAGCCTTTGAGTTAATGTCCGTTGCAAGTGTCATGAGATGCATCCGCATTTTAGCGGCCTTGTAAAGTAGCTTTGCGTAGGCTGATTCAAGTTGTTTTTTGGTCATAAGAGGTCGGGGTTTTCAAAAATGTTGCCAATGACTTTATATTCATTATAAAAATGCCAATTGCAGTCCGTATATCCTTCACCATTAAACCAAAAGCAACCATTTTCAAAAGAAATAGTCACTATAATTTCTTTATTATGTATGCCGGCAAACCCATAATTTTGAGGGTATTGCAATTTTAATATATCCCCCTCATAGATTTCCTTCCCATTTTTGTCTTTAAGACCGGTGAACTGTATAACTACATCAGGTACTACATCTTGAATAAATGGGAATCTTGGTAAGCTAATAGCAACCATGCCCCCTGTAATATTCAACTCATATACTTCGTACATTTTATTTCTGTACCATGCCCTAAATTTAATTTCTCTTTTCATTTTTTTATAGTTTTTCAACCCCTTCCATCTGTTTAAACACCCCTGCGAAAAAGTAAGCTGAAGCAACGTAACTGCACCCCTCTTTGTCGTAGCCGGCAGCCTCGTAGACTTTCATACGCTCTTCAGGATCGGTGTCAAGGACGTCGCCAAGTTCCCAGGTTATTTCAGGATAGTTGTCGTGCGGGTAAGTTGTGATCATTTCTACTTAAAGTTTAAATTTGCAAATTCACCATATAATTCTTTAGCCTTTTTATCATATGCCTTGGCTGCATCTTCTATCGTTTTAAATGTCCCCAAATGAGCCATTTTATTTTTTATTTTAATATGAGCAACAATATATTTATTTCTATTTATATGAACTCCTAAATAACCCGAAGATGAAGAAGATGTTTTATTTTGCATATTTTCATTTCTCGAGCAATTTCGTAAATTTGATTTCTGATTATTCAACCCATTGTGATCAATATGATCAACTTCTAAATCATCAGGAGTTTTCATAATCAAACGAGCCATACTTGATTCATGCAAATTATTCTTTTGTGTTTTATTAGCTATTACATAGATAGTCTTTTTATCTTTTTTAGCGTACCACTTAAATTGATTCAAATAGCTAAAATCTTCATCATCAACCTGAGCAACAAGCCCATAATTTAATTTTATTTCTTTCATTGTACCAACTATTAAATAATGTACCAAAAAAAGAAGTGAGAAAAGGTTGGTACTTCCTCTTTCATCGGGTAATTACTTCCGACTATCTCACTCCAAAGATATAATAATATTTTCACTAATTAAATTTTGTCGCAATAATATTTGTAAAATTCTTCCCAGTTATGATCTTCAGGGTCAGGAAGTGTTATCTGAAGTTCAGTTGAAGCAAATACCTGCAAATGATCTAACAAGTATTTATATTGAACCGTGTTAAGATTTCTAGTTGACTTCCGGTATTTTGTTTCACCGAAAATCTGATAAGGTTCAGGAGTTAAAAATTTCTCTTTGAAATATTCATGTAGATCATTCCGGTCGGTTCCTGTTTCATGTTCAATACAGGTAAGCCAGAGCCAGTAAAGATTGTTTTGGGAAATGGTTCGCCGTACCCGCTTTTCAGTTATCTCAACTGTAAAAGTCTTTTTAAGGTCCAGACGTTTAATCTGAGCGATAACCATTTCCCGGTCAACTTCGTTTATTAGTTTACGTTTCATCAGAACGGTAATGGATCGTTTTCAGGTTGTAAATCTGATGAACTTACTGGCTCCGCTGAACTGGTCCCGTCCCAAACCTGAAGATTACCCAAAATTGGAAGGCTACGAAGTTCATCCTCTGTCATTGCTTCCCGGACTTCTTTACTGAAAGACTGTTTTAAAATGTGAGTATCTTTACTGTTTGCATTTCGCTTTGCCGGGTCAATTTCAAAACCGACAATATCGAGATATATTCCCTTGTCTCCTGTAAAAAGACAGTTTTTTGCAATCGGGATAACAAGGCACTCAACCGGTCCAGCCTGACCAGTTATCATTTTTACAACTGCATGCAATTGTAACAGGTTTAATTTTCCGCTAATTCTACTCATAATTTTATCCTTTCAATTAATATTTTAACTTCTTCAATACATTCTACCAGCTTATCTTTTAATTGCTGTATTGCCGCCTCGTGTTGACTTCTTTCAACCCGGATAAGTATCTGCTTTAACTTTGGATTCGAGTACGGCATATAGTCTATAAAATCCCATCCGGTACAAAGTAACTGTCCAATAATCTGCCAGTAGTATTCTTTCGGTAATCGCTTTGTTTCAAGATATTCGTTATAAACTTGGAACGAAGGGCACTTAAACTCACAACCTCCGTTTTGACCTACAATTTTACGGTCCGGACTGGCTCCGGTAAATTCATCATACTCGTAAAATCCGGCAGGTTCGCAGGTATTAAAAGTAAGTAGTTCATAATTCTCAACCGCAAATGGTTCTTTCTCATGTCCCCGCTGCATCCATTTATTACTATACCCCTCTTCGCTTTCCCCAGTAACCCGCTCATAAGCAACCTTGATAATTGCTTTCCGGTATCCGGCTGTTGTCTTTGCCATAAATAAATCTGAGAAGGTCGAAGCTGTAAATTTTCCGATCCGTAAAGCATCCCACTCTTCGGAGTTCTGATCAACGTCGTGATGTATCATAATACAGCCTGTTTTAAAGCCTCTTCATCCTCCGGGCTTAATTCATACTTAGATTTTATTTGCTCTATTGTCGTCCCAGGGCGCTGTAAAAAATCAATAGCCTTATCCCAGGCCGGAATATTCTGTGTTAATCGTGGCTTATCCATTTTAGGCTGTATTTCCCGTATCCGCAACCCCTCAGTAACATCACCAAATGCCCTGATGTCGTCTTTAACATATATCTGAACCGGGATATTATTCCAGTCGTTTATAAATTTACTTTTTGCAAACTTTTTAATAACCTTACAATTAGTAACATTCAGGATCATTGGTTTAATATTAGTATCAGTAAATGTTGCTACATTGCGTTCCTGCTCCTTCCCTTCCGGACTTTTTACTTTTCTTACAGTTACAGATTTAATTACTGCTTTTAAATCATTACCATTCTCAAGATCACACGATCCAAGATAGTCTGAATTAAATACTTTTTTCCAGTGTATCTTTTCCATTTTATAAGGTTTTTAAAACTAAATTACTTACCGGTCTAAAGTCATCCGGGTCAATATAAAATCCTGATTCACCAGGCATCCTTAATTTATGATCCCAGATTTCAAAATATTTGACCTTTAGGGTCGTATAACACTCCGGGCATGAGAACTCATACTCACCGATAAGGTCCGTAAAGACTTCACCGCAAACGGGGCAACGGTCATTCTGATACTTCGTTTTCATATTCCTGGAATATAAGTTCTAAGCCTGGAATTGATATCCTGCAAAACTTCGAATGTTCTTTTGTTTATTTCAGTCTGTTGCATAAGAACATTTTCAATAGCATCAATCCTTTTTTCAAGTTTCTTAGCATCAGACTTAAGCTCCTCAACCTCTATTTCCAGCTTACCGATTCTTACATCGGTCGGGGAAAGTTCGGAGATTATCTCCTCGTTACGGATAGGATAAATGTGTTTCAGTGGTTCCATTTTTGTAGGTTTATTTTACTTCGTTTTCAAATACAAGTTCAAGTATTTCGTCTGCGGTTTCGTCACCGTGCATCTTTTCAAGATAGCCTGCAATATCAATAGCACGATCAATAAAGCATTTATTTGCATTAATAGTCTTAATTGCGCGTTCGGCTTCGTTATATAGCCTTGTTGCTTGTCTTGTTGTCATTTTTGTAGGTTTTATTGTTCAATTATTTCATTCATATCTGTAATGTCAAATCGCTTCATCAGAAATTCAATCATTTCAACATCAAGTCCCTTTGCCCGTCCGGAAGTGTTATAATAAATCATTCCCCTTGCACTCGCAGAGTTACGGAACAACCCCTCTGAGGTCATTTCTCTGGCGAGTTGATTCTGAGATACTGTCTCCCCGGTTCTGTCTTTGTGTGCCTGTAAAATTGAT